TAAAGCATGGGATTCCTTAACCATTAAAGCATGGGATTCCTTAACCATTAAAGCATGGGATTCCTTAACCATTAAAGCATGGGATTCCTTAACCATTAAAGCATGGGATTAAAAGGGAACGGCAGTTCCCTTTATTTATTTACCAATTTGATCGGAGGCACCCGATGCATTTCCACCACGAGTGGTCAACAATCGAATATCCGAATCACTCAAACAGATATTGCCCTTGGAGTTTGTGTATCCATATGGCTTGCAGTTCGCACCGGATTCATTGTTATACATGAACCCGATGATCTTTTCATCTTTGTACGCACCACTCATGAGACCGCTGAATCCAGTAACCTTCAACGGAGGGGATTCAGACGACTCGAAACCCTCTTTCTTTTCTTTTTCTTTTTCTTTCTCTTCTTCAGTGGTGAACGCTTCTCCATAACGACGTTCGAATGCATTTTGTATCGATTCGAATCCTTCATAAGGATACTCGCTCAATGATCTTGAAGAAGAAGAAAACCCCACAACGCCATTGTCACCCAAGAACATGGCAATCAAAATCACTAGAAACAATCCAATCACGCTTAACATTTGAATCTCCATTATTGTAATATATAATGATTATATAGATAAAATTTATTGTTTACCTTTCATTTCATCTTTTGTTAAATCCCTGAGAAACCCGTCTTTCGGATCAATCTGCTTCGTTTTAATTAGATTGTCCAAATATATCTTGATTCGTTGATATTCATTTACTATCGTGTTTCGTTTTTCTTCAAATTTTTTCGTGTATATGTTTGAAAGTAATTTGTTTACTAAACTATTCCCAACGTCCACAATAAATCTTATATTCGTATTGACCCGGTTTTCATAATCGTCGACGAGATTCATCAAATCCTTGGAGTTCTCTTGGTATTGACTCTTTATAGTCGTGATAACCCCCGACAAATCAATCAAGCTTTGTTTGCCATTCAATATCTCTTGTGCTTCATTCTTGCTCAGGTTGTCTTGTACATTCTCATAATTCAGATTGGACATGATGTTTTTATCAATTAAATCCTGCATCGATTTCTCCAATGACGGAGCGGTCTCTTGATCGAACTTTTTCATGATTTTCTGGATTTTCTTTACATCTTCGTTCTTGTCTGCTATGTGTTTTTGCAAACACTTGTTACGAATGTCTTTATCAAAATAGATCGCAAGTGGGTTTGTACAATCGTTCAGCTCTCTCGAAATCTCAATCTGAAACTGTATTGCCAACTGATAAATCAACAATGCAAAGACAATCAGTATGATTGCAGTTACTAATACATACACTTCATTGAATTCCCAGTATGACATTTTTTTTCCGTTTTATATATAACTTTTTACTTTATTTTATTTAAACTTTCTCGTATACTGTCGTTTAACATTCGATTGCCGTTTGTCACTTTTAATATTCCATTGTTCATATGTTTTTGTATAATGAGAGAGGCGATGATCTTTTGCATACCCTCCTTAACCGCTAAAACATTGTTTTGAATCGCGATGGCTAAATTCGTGTTTTGTTTGTTTTTGTACAGGTCGGCATTGTTCACCTTCTTATCGAGTTCTGCATAGCTGGCGTCGAGTATTTTCATCTTGTCATTCAGGTCCGATCGAACATCGCCGATACGCATATGGACTGGACTCACGTGGTTGGCGTTGATAATCTGCTTCCCTGCGTTCTCTAAACAATACTCCATGTTATCATTTGCATCGATACCGTACAGCCACATCGATTGCATCACTTCCGGGCGACATCGCATTCGATCCCAGTTTTTACGAACGTGCATCGAAAATGCAATGCGGTCGATCACGATCACTGCGATGCTGAAAAATATAATCACATATATAAACTCTCGATTCAGATTGTCTTGCATCTTTATATTTTTTGGATATTATTTATTTCTTAGAAACAACATAAACAATTTCGTATTTGAATATATATTACAACAAAAAAAATGAGTTCCCAATCGTTTACCCAAGGATTGAATATGAAGGCTTTGATGGAGAGCGACGACTATGTGAACAACACAGAGAGAATTCGTGAAGTGAAGCACAGCGAAAGCATCTTGGCAGACATTGGCAAGCTGTGTGAGGTCAAGAAGGCACATCCTCATATGCGAATGATGGCCGAAGACAAATACAACGTGTTATGCCAAGCCACTGCACCCTTTCTCTTCAATAACTATACTGACATCTTCAACAAGGTGATTAAGGACGAGCTCAACATGGAAATGATGGTGAAGTTCATTTTCATTTTGAAACAGATCGAGGAAGGGGTCGTTGACCAATATGATGCTTCTGTGAAAGTGGGGACCATATTGAAAGAAATGTACGTCGATTCTGCGATGCGTAGGGGAGACAATTTGGACAAAGAACACGAATCCGAGTTGCCTGTCTTTGTAGAACCAGTGAAACTGTCTTGGAAAGAATATAAACTGAAAAAAGATTAATTGTTCATCGGTTTATAATCCAGATGGATATTGCGTTCGTCGCACAACACCTTGAGTTCTCTCATCTTTGCAAACGTTTGACCAACTATTTTAATCGATTTGAGTTTGGGAGATTTTGCAAATCCAGAGAGATCTTGTAAACCTGTTGTGTTTATGAGTATAATGCTCTCCAGGTTGGGGAACCCTTCGATTCCTTGCAAAGACGCGAATTTGACATTTCCAGTCGCATCGATCGACAACTCTTTCAACGATGTACTCGAAACGCTCGAGAGATCGGCGAAAGAAAATGACGTCAATGTCAATCGTTGTAGTTTATACAAGAATCGAATCTTCTCTGTTTTCATGTGTCCATCCCCTTGGATAACAATTGACTGGACATTGAGTGGAACATTGGTATTCAATCTGATTTCTAATTCTGCGTTTGAAATCAAATCTATCTCTCTCCGCTGTCTCTGTACAAGAGAAAGCAGCTCATCGCATCGTTTCGTCAATGTTTCGAACATTGTCTCTTGTTTTTGTTCGAGTTGTGTTACAAACAGGGTCAACTGATTGTCATTCGACATGACTTTCTCTTTTATCAATATGTCAAAATCTACTTTGAGAAACCCTCCAATCAATGCGTGGAATTTCATTTTCATCAATCCGGATTTCACCGTGATTGCGACTTTATACCCATCGTCTTCTCCAAAACAAGAGGTGATGATCTTGTACACATCTTCTAAAGTGAGAGACAGTCTGAGTTCTGCCAAATCGACACTGGTTTCATATACCAAGTGATTCATCGTGTCTACCATTTTGATGTAAATCTGCGTTTTGTCAAAGGATGTCAATATCGAATAGTGTTTTATTGCGAATGCATCTGTCATTTTTTTTTTGTATATTATGTATTACAAAAAAATATATAAAACTTTACCGCCTTTATCTAGGAAAAGATGAATGAAGACAATCATGTATTAACTATTAAAACCGTGCAGATCCAACCAATCCGAAACTTGACAACCGCGTTGAAAGATATTTTGACAGATGCCACCATCACCTTCACGAAAGAGAATATGAAGATCATCAATTTTGATAAAACCCACACCATGTTGGTAAGCGTGATATTGCATTCGAACAAGTTTGAGCTGTACAAGTGCATACCCGACAAGATCGTCGTTTGCACAAACACCATGCATTTTTTCAAACTGATATCGACCTTGTCGAATGACGATACATTGACGATGTATATAGACAAGGAGGATTATCAAGATGGTATTGTCTCTTATCTCGGGATGGAGTTCGACAATAAGAATGTTGGACAGACCTACGATTACAAGCTGCGTTTGATTGAGCCCGATACCGAGGAGTTGGTGATTCCAGATGTTGAGTATTCCACCATCATCAACCTTCCTACCGCGGATTTCCAAAAGATTGTCCGAGACTTGAATGCGTTGACCGATCGCGTAGAGATCAAGTCGGTGGGAGATGATTTGATTTTTTCATGTGTTGGGACATTTGCCAAAACGAAGTTTAAGCGATCCGAGTCAGACAGTCACATGGACTTCATTGTGAAACCGGATCCTTCAGTGATTGTTCAGGGCGAGTTTTCGGTGAAGAGTCTCAATAACTTCATTAAATGCACGCCTTTGTGTAGTCATTTAGAAATGTATCTGGGCAATGATTTGCCTTTGATTGTGAAGTATGATGTTGCGTCTTTGGGTGAAATCAAACTTTGCTTGGCTCCCTTGCCACCAAATTAGATTGATAGATTTGCACCCACCAAATTAGATTGATAGATTTGCACCCACCAAATTAGATTGATAGATTTGCACCCACCAAATTAGATTGATAGATTTGCACCCACCAAATTTGCACAGACCAACTCTTTTTTTATATCATGCTCTATTATATAAAAAAAAATGAAAACGATGAATATTGTAATTATTGTGGGTTTGGTTTTATTTTTAATTTTGTACTTGATATATAATCCATTCATTTTAGAAGGGTTAGCAACAGATGATTCAATCATAGCAAATATCGAAACGCAGATAAGTAAGATTCCCCAACAAACCACAGATCCCAAGATCATTGGACAAAAACTGAGCCTTCATAAACAACTACTAGAAAAACTTAACAAGATATTGAGTGACCCCAAGTTTAGTGACTCGAAAATAAATGACCCAAAAACACCAAAAAAAGTAAAAGACGATAAAGCAAAATATGAAGCACGCCGATCTGCAGTTACCGCAACAGTAAAAACAGTAGAGGCTGAAATGACTGCAGCAACGGCTGCATTGACTGCGAGTAGAAAAGCGGCTGCAGGCAAGATATAAGCGTTTATGCAATCAATCCTAATATTCAGGTGCATGTTTCTTAAATAAACACCCATCCTTCGGCAAACAAGGCATATCTCGAATCATATCCGGATCTTGAAACTTGCACGTATCCAACCAGATTTTAATAACCGAAAATCGTTTCTTCGGTGAAATCGTAATTCCATTAATATGGGATTCAAATTTCGTGGCTGTCGTCAAACTACTCGCGGCCATTGCACACATCAGCTTCTTCCAAGCAGTTCCTACATCATTGTTCGGAACTCGATATGAAAAACACCCCCCATCACGGTTTTTTGGATCCTCCCACAAAGGCGTAATTCCATGTTTCATGCAAAAAAACATACAATTGAAAAGCCAATAATCGGGTATCGCATTGTTCAATGCGTTTACTCGCTCGACAGTGTCGATTCCTACCATAATGGGCTTATAACTTTCCAACGTCCAGCTATTATCATTCTGCAAATGATAATAATAATTCCAGTGATCTCGGAGGGGATGTTGAGTTGCTGCCGCCATTGTATATATTAATGTTTTTTTATTTTTATATTTATATAGCTGTTTATTAATTAATTGATTTTTGACAACTCTTTGATTGTGTATCCATCCTTATCAAACAACAGATACTGATTTGATCGCATCGTGCGTTGACTGATTCTATTATCCATAATCTGTAGATTATAGGTGTCGTCGAAATAGTAGCTAGATGAGTCGTATTGATACCTCAACATACGAGAGACAAATGTTTTACTAAACACTTCATTCCCATCTTGGATATAAGAATCATCCAGTTTCAGTTTGATCGGATCGGGCATCTTTGGGTGAAAATACATGATATTGATAAAACGTGTTACCTCATTCGGCGTAAGATTCGGGGGCATTAATGTGACGTTTATTCTAGACAACATCGTATTATCGTCCATTTTCTTCAAGTACAACACCTCATCTCCTTCAATCGGGTTAATCTCGTCGTCGTCATAGACGTAACATTCAAGCATTTTGTAGTTATTATTCAGAGTTACTGTACAAGTCCATTTGTCCAATTCCGGTTCCTTTTTACGATTCGTCATTACAAACAATGTGGACTCGATTCCATAAGATTTCAATCGGTCTTCAACAACAACTGCATAATAATTATATGTCCAAACAAAATAAAAGATTGCATTCACTATGGTGGTTTTTAAGACTGTCTTAATGTATTCTAACATGTTTTTTTATATATGTATAAATTAAAATTTTTATATATATATTTATTTATTTATCTATCATGAGGCAACTGAAATGTTTCAAAGTTGATGTCGAGTCGTCGTCCTTCTTCTGGACACTGTCGAGTGTTTTGCTTACATGCGTTACAACGAATTGCCCCGACGTCGTAAAAATGCTTTTGCTCATATGTCCAATTAATCTTTCTGCACACGTGGCACACAACTGCATTTGGATGCCACATCGAATATTCATAAAGGTCTTTTACAAGAAGGCTATCTAAATTGATTCCCAATCCTTCCGACAACACATAGTATGCCTCGGTAATCACCATTTCTTGAGGGTCGATAAAAAACTGCAATACTTCGCTTACTTGCACTTCGTATATTTCTAGATTCTCGTAATCCATGTCATAATCGAGTTTATCACCACCACGCATCATCATCATCTTTGAATACATATACGCAATCTCCTCTTTTGAGTTGCGTGAAATGAAATAATGCAAATCGTAACTGGATGGTTTGTTTGAGATTCGATTTCTTTCTTTATCTGGCCGAGGCGGCAACCAAGACTCCTCGTCAATATTGCTGCCATTGTTGTAGAGGGGCATTTTCTTTTTATGCAAAAAAATCTATTTGTGCAATCATTTTTTGTTTTATGATAAAGGGAACCAAGGTATTCAGACCTTCGGTCTTACGCCTTTTGATCCCTCCTTTATAAGAGTATATAAGCCATTTGTACGAAACCTTAACCTTCACATTAAAGGAGGGAGTAAGCTACGCGAGTAAAAGGAGGGATCAAAGCTACGCGAGTAAAAGGAGGGATCAAAGCTACGCGAGTAAAAGGAAGGATCAAAAGGAAACCTTGGTTTCCTTTAAGGAGGGATCAAAAGGGAACTACGTTCCCTTTAGTATAGGGTCGAAAAGATTTGCCCCAACATTTTGTAATCCGGCGAATCTTCATATGCAAGAGAATAAGTTGCATGAAAATATGGAATCAAATAGTGGGTTGAATAATGCGAATTGAGAGATTGCATCAATGCATCGAATTGTTTATGTTTCGCACGCTCGATGTTTGCTGGATGATCAATATGATACAAAGGCAGTTCGGAGTATTCGTCCACAAGAACATTGGCCCACGGAATCTTAACATGGAAGAATGTCATCATCATATAACCCAACGATATCAAGTCATCTCTGCAAGACACACTGTTCCCTGTATGCAAATGAACACTCGCAAACTTCGGAGAACCGATCAGATGTTCGCTTGGTTTATTCGGTCTATGAATCTTCTTATCAACATTGTAGAACAACGAAGACAAACCGAAATCGATGATAACAACACGCCCATTCGCATCAATCATGAAATTGTCGGGTTTTATGTCCGAATGCACAATGTATGATGAATGGAGTGTTTCAACAATCGATATCAATTGACCGCATACTCCCAAGAGTTTGATATCCCAAAGGTTCTCTATATAATTCGTTAATGTGGTGTTATAAAAACTCATTGCAATGCACGTGTTTTCTCCAAACAATCCATACCAATACAATGTAGGAATGGAGAGAGAGTTTGTATGTTCTCGATTCAGATATGCGAGTATCTTGGATTCGTGGATTTGTCTCTCTTTCGACACTTTGATTGCGACCTCTTTTTGATTTGTGCGATGAACACCTTTGAATACTGTAGCGAAGGCACCATTCCCGATCTTCTCTATGATTTGATAATTGTGGATGTAGTGCTGCGACATAGTAAATTAATATATGGTAATATCTATATAATTTATTGCAAATGGTTGTAAAGACATTACTCGAAAAAGCAGACAGTGTGTTTGACAGTGCGACAAAACCCCTTTACCTTGTGTCTACCGGGTTCATTTTAATCGGTTATATAACCATGTTTTTAGGAGTATCCTATATCTCTCCAAACTACATTCGAACCATCAGTAACATCACATACATTTTAATTGCGTTTGCATTGTTGTACAAATTCAATCCATTGAGACAAGTGACGACAATCACAGAACACGACTCGAAACTGATTTCATCCTCAGCAGGATTCATCTTGTTCAATCTCGGAGTGACTGAGTATGCGTTGACTTTTTTCACCACGGTCAAGAACACGTTTGGTGTATAAGTAATCAAAAATCAAAAATCAAAAATCAAAAATCAAAAATCAAAAATCAAAAATCAAAAATCAAAAATCAAAATCTGCTTAAAAAAATCAATGCACTGTTATTATAATACGATGAACACCGACGATTATCTCGCCGCGTATGAAAAAGAGACAAATCGATATTTAGAAAACAAAACCACTGTAAAGATCGAAAAAGAAATCACAAACTCTCTCGGTGGCATCCTCCCATACCACGAAACGCTGAAGGGCTACCGATTCGTCGACGAAATCCCCATGTTGCATGTAGGTAAATACACTCGTTGGATCAACAAGTTGGATGATGGTGCGTCGGGCGGTGCCCCGCCAATCACGTCGGGCGGGTTCTTAACCGTTATCGATTACACAAACAATGGAATTCT